AAGAAAGGCTGCTAAGAAAAAACAAAACTAGATAACAATCTGCTGGCATCAGTGAGTGCTTCTCTCCATCAATTAACGATAACAGAAGTCTACCCAAAAAAGATGGAAAAGCGTTCCGGCTCCAAGCTGATCGATGCTGTATGCAAATAAAAAATGATACAAATGGTCTAGGCGAAAAAAGGCTGCAGCAAAGACAGTCCTCCAAAATTGATACAAACTATAATGAAAAGCGACCAAAAAGTTAATGACGTAAAAATAAATTTCTAATTCTTACGGAACGGAGGAGTACTCGCTGATGCCAGCAGATATCAAATAAGCAGGAAAAACATATGACAAAGAAAATGATAATAGGTGCATATGACGGTAATGGAAATCTAATCGCAAAGGGAACCACAGAAGAAGTTGCAGAAAAACTAAATGTGGCAACAAGCACTGTGAGGAACGCGTACACAAAAGGATATAAAACAAGACAAAAGTATAGTTTTAAGGTCCTGGAAAACCCAAGTCCTAAGCGAAGACTAGCACCTAGACGAAAACTCGCACCGCATGCATCTGAAAACCAGGAAATCACTCCCGAGGATTTGATTGAAGTATACATCGGAGGAATAAAAAGAAACCTGGAGTATGCAAGACGATCGATGGATGTTATTCAGGAAACAAGTAACAGAATGCCTGCAGATGAGGCAAAGAAAGAACTAGAAAAGCTGGATAAAGCAGCGAGGGAATACAGTCAAAAAATCATGAATCTAAAAAGAAAGCTAGAAATGATCACAAAATGACAATAGAACAAAAGAAAAAGGATTCTCTCTATGAGCTACGCACCCGATTTTGATATCGTAGCTCATAGAGAGAAGAAAAAAAGAATATTTATGTGTAAGGTGGTAAAATAAAAATGATAACAGTGAGCGCTATAATCCTAGTGATAGTAATATTAATTCTTATCGGTACACATTGCCAGAAGATGAAAAATGAAGCGGAACACCAGACAAATGCACTAGAACACATCGAGAGAATGATGGAGTCACAGCAGACGCTGCTAGATGTCATCGCAGGAGAAGTCGAAAAAACGTCTTAATCAGGAGGAACATACAGATGGCCAAGAAGAAGTACAACACCGATGAAATAAAAGAGAGACTGGTGGGTTATAACAATTTAAGAAAAAGACTTATCAACAAGTCCAACAGACTCGCAGCAATGCCGAAGGTGAAGGCATCAGAGCCATCTGGCCTAAAAGAAAGAGAAATCGAAAAAAGAATCGCTCTTGAAACAACTATAAACTTTTTGATCAAAAGAGAAATAGAGGAAAGGGAATACCTGGAATCGATCGTAGAGGAGCTCCAGGATCCTAACCAGCAAACGGTCATCGAGATGCGATACTTTGATGAAGCAGACTGGGCAACAGTGTGCAGTGTTATATTTTCTGATAAAGAAGATTACATAGACAACCATGAGAAGTACGAGAGATATACATACAGAATTCATGGAAATGCTCTGGCTGAGCTTTATAAGATCGTTCACAAAGAAGAAGCGGCAGAAGACCAATACAAAGCATCTGGAAGATTGTCTAATAAGTTAAAAGATAAAGAAGCCTAGTGCTTCTTTTTTTATTTGCAGTGATAAAACGACAAGAGTCATGATATGTCATACATTGTCATTATTTGTCATTATATGACACTTGTGGGGCGAATTGTTGTGGACTAGTATGATAATAGCTAAAAGATACAAACAACGCTCACATGCGAAATGTGAGCCATACAGAAGCATGGGAGGCGGTAGCGTGGCAAAGAAGAATGGACTGTTGGATATAGACGTGGACGTAAAGCGTGCGCAGGAAGCAACAGAAAAGCTACCAGGATTATGTGAACAGGCAGCCAAGCGTGTGGTAAGCGACATGGGAAAGAGAATCCCTCCGAAAGTTAAGAAGGGAATCAAAGAAGTGTACGCAGTTGATAACGCAGGCGCAAACAGTGCAAAGATCCAAAAGAAAAAAGGCGTGTCAATTAACAGCCCAGGAGCCGTGGTAGATAGCCTCGCTGTTATCTACAAAGGCAGAGCACTATCACTCCAGCACTTCCATCAGAAACAGAAGGGCGGAAGAACACGACGAAAAGACTGGCAGAGGATACCAGGGCAGGCAGTGAGTACAGGAAGTCCAGTCGTTATGATGCACCAGCCAAAGCCATACAAGGTGGTGGCTAGCATCATCAAAGGACAGGTGACTGAGATCAAAGGCCCAGCATTCATAGCCAAGGGTCTAGCCTTTCAAAGAAAGGCAACCAATCCAAGACTGCCAATTAAAGCTGTTAAAGGACCGCCAGTGCCAGCGATGATAACAAACGATGAAGCCTCAGAGATCATCCAAAGATACATCGATGAAGTCATGGAGAAAAGAACGGCGAATGCAATCAAGCAGATGCAGAAGAAGCTATGAACCACTTCTGTATTTTTATAAAAAAACTAAAAAAAGAAATGAAAAAACTAAACGAGACAGCCTAAAAAAATAATTCATAGGTTCTGTCGGCGATCTAAATCGCCTGCGGGCTTGAACGGCCCAAAAGTCACCTATTTTTTATTTTTTGAAAAATCGGTGTTTCGTTTCGTTTAAAGCTAAACAGGAGAAACCAGATGGAATACAAATCACACGTAGAGCCAAAAGCGTACGCAGCAGGTGTGCCAGTTTACTGTGCACATGACGAAATCGTACCAGTCGAAAAAGTGATAGCGAATCCGAAAAACCCAAACACGCATCCAGACGGACAGATCGAAGTCCTATCTAGAATTATTCAGTCAACAGGATGGAGACAGCCAATCACTGTCTCGGCTAGATCAGGATTTATAGTAAAAGGCCATGGACGACTCATGGCTGCGATTAAAGCAGGGCTAACAGAAGTCCCTGTAGATTACCAGAACTACACAAACGAAGCTGAGGAATACGCTGATCTGGTAGCAGACAACAGAATCCAGGAATTCTCTGTTATTGATCAGGAACTACTCGCGGACATCTTAGCAAGCATCGATGACAGCGAAGTACCAATCGAGCTGACAGGTTATACAGAAGATGAATCGAACGAGATCCAGGAAGCAATCAACAACGTACTGAGTGACAAAGAAAACCTCAGCAATATCGAAGAAGATGAATATGAAGATGACGAAGAACACGAAACATTCTCGCAGACACACGACATCTGGATCCTTGGTAACCACAGACTTATGGTCGGAGATTCCACAAGCAAAGATGACATCGAGCGCCTAACTAACGGAAACGAGATCGACCTAGTGGTGACTGATCCACCATACAACGTAGACATCACCGGAGGCGGAGACAAAAAACTAAAGATCGCAAATGACAACATGGAAAATGATGAATTTCAAAAATTCCTAGAGAACGCGTTCAACGCAATGGCTTCGCAACTCAAGCGGGGGGGGAGCTATTACGTATGGTACGCATCGAGAACACATGTAAACTTCGAGACAGCACTCAATGCTGCAGGTTTACAAGTAAGAGAACAGCTAATCTGGTATAAGAACACGTTTACGCTTGGACGACAGGACTACCAGTGGATCCACGAGCCATGCTTATACGGATGGAAGGAAGGCGGTCCGCACTACTTCATTGATAACAGAACGCTCGCTACGGTGCAAAACCTAAGAGAGATGAAGGATGTATCCCAGATGACAAAGCCGGAGCTAGTACAGGCTCTAAATGAGATATTGGATACACCGACAACAATCATCGAGGAGAACAAACCAACACGCAACGAGCTACATCCAACAATGAAACCGGTGAAGCTAATCGCTACGCTAGTACGCAACAGCTCAAAACCAGGATGGAATGTTATGGATCCGTTCGGAGGTTCAGGCACAACACTAATCGCGTGTCAGCACATGGACAGAAGATGCTTCATGATGGAATACGATCCATACTACGCAGATGCGATTGTAAGAAGATACGCAAATCTAGTCGAATCAACAGATAACATCAAGCTGATCAGGGATGACAAAGAAATCCCATATAACGAATTTAAAAAGATTTTTGAATAAAGTGAGGTGAGAACATGGCTCAAAATTTAGTGGACACAGAGCAGATGGCGAAAGTCTTCGATTTAACACCGAGACGAATCCAACAGTTAGCTAAAGAAGGAATACTAAAGCCGGCCATGACAAAACCTTACAAATTCGATTTTTTACCGACAATCAGATCATACGTAAAATACTTAAGTGATAAAGTTCAAGGCAAAGGTGGAGATGCGCCAGACACAAAAGATTCTAAAGCAAAGAAGCTGAATGCAGAAGCAAGGCTCAAAGAGTCACAAGCAGCCATATATGAAATTAAGCTAAAAGAAATCAAAGGTGAAGTCCATCTGAGTGAAGACGTGGAAGCAATGACAAATGATCTTGTTTATTCTATTCGTTCGATGATTCTCGCACTTCCTGGGCGATTGGCTATGGACGTAGCAAGAAAC